GTCTTAAATGTTCCCAGTCTGTAACTGCTTCTTGCATGTCTTTCTCATAATTTCTTTTATATCTATTTTCATAGTATAATCCTTTACGATATAAAATATCTTCTATTTCTTTTAACATGTATTTGGTACGAGCTAATACTAACCAGTCACCAGAAGACATATCCACTGAATCTACATCAAAATATCTACGTAAACTTCCTTCATTAGTTCTAGGTTTCCAATTTTTATCTATTCTATTTCTAATTCTATTTATTATACCCATAGCTAGTTTATGAACTTTCATAGGTATTCTATGTGATTGAATAAGAGGAAGATTTATCATTTGATCTTGCAGAGCTATAAAAGAATCTACATCCGCACCAGCCCATTTAAAAATAGCTTGATCATCGTCCCCTGCAATAAAGGTGTCTTCTGTTTTATTCCAAATAGATTTTGTCATATCCCATTGCATTAAGGACAAATCTTGTGCTTCATCAATAAATACAACATCAAATTTTGGAGACTTATCTGATCTTATAAATTCTAAAATCATATCGTTAAAATCAATTAAGCTGTATTCTTTTTTATAACGCTCTAATTCCTGTGCAATAATATGAAGTTTATCTCGTTCTAAATCTTGAGTATGTTCCTGCAAATCATATTGTTGGTAAGGTGTAATGTTTCTCACCTTAGCTAAATTAATAATTTGTAAATATTCACTATCAGATGTAAAAATTCCATGATCTTCTTGATGTTCGGCGTAAGCTACCGGAAACCCCAGCTTCTTTCCAAGATCTCTATAATGTCTTGGCTGCATCACTTGATCTTTTTTTAATCCTAATTTTCTAAATGCTAATGAGTGTAGAGTTCTGAAATATGGAAGATCGTCTTCAGTTAAATTAAATTTTTTAATTGCTTCATCTCTAGCATGATATGCAGCTTTTTGTGTGAAAGCAAAATAACCTACTCTGTCCGGATCGGTTTCTTTTAAATAATCATCCACCTTATTTAATAGTGTAGTTGTTTTACCTGTACCCGGTGGTCCTAATACTATTGTTTTCATTTTCCCCTACCTCTTTTACCATCTCTGTCATATGCTCTTTTATTATTTTGTGATGGAGTAACCCATTCTAAATTATGAGGCATATAATTAAAATGATTATTGTCTAGATGATCTATTATATATTTTTTTTCAAAATCATCATTTTTTAAAAACGCTAGTCCCACTATTTTATGTAAAAAACATTTAAGAGAGAGTTGTTTGTTTCTAAGATAAATATTTAAGTGCGGATATGGGGCGTCTTTACCACATGTTAAAGTACTTTGTTTTAATATTCTCCCCTTAAAAGTTTTTATAACCGGAAAGACAGGTCCTAACTCTTTCATAAAAGGATTTATACCCCCTGTTTTATATATAAAATATGTTTCTTTAGGTAAAGTATCAAAAGAATTTTTTCGTGTTTTCAGTGTGGGTAAAGTAGATAAATCTACTTTTTCTTTTTCTAAAATAATTTGTTTAGGATCTTCCCAAAGAGGTAATTGTTCCCGACTCATTAAAATACATCTTTCGGTTTAAGTTCTTTTTGAGGATACTCTTCTTCTTTTTTATCGAACTGTCTTACTCTAAACACTGAGGTTTTATCTTTACCAATTCTTTTATCTTCACAATTACAAACTTCTTTTAACATTTGTGCAGTTCTAGAATAATTAACATCCCATCTCTGTCTTATTAAAAACTGATTGTAGAATTTACTAAAGATAAAATGATGATATCCTTCGTTAGTCCATACACCCCCACGTTTAAGATCACTCATTTCAGTACCAATATGTCTATTTAAACAAAACTCTTCTAAATGATTTTGTAGTTGATCATTAGTTGTTACACCTTCTGGTGGTTCTACAGGTTCGTGATTCTTCATCAGTGGATTTATAATCATGTCCCAATCTTTTGGTTTAACTGTTGGTGGTTTAAAATCTAATTGTTCCATAACTGCTTCTTGGAATAAGTTCTGTTGTTTTAAAAACTTAACATTTTCTAAATACAATCGTTCTCCATCTACGTTTAGATAATAATATGGTTTTTCTAGTTTAATTTTTTGTAAATCTGTTAATGCTGGAAATACAATCTCTTCTCCGATTCCATACTTACGACTCTTACATAATTTTTTATCACAGAGATTACACATTGGAACATCATTACATTTATAACCCCAATCTTTTTTCTCGTGTTGTTTTATAATTCTATTTAATCCGACATCGTCATAAATTGGTTTAACATGTTTCTCATTAAATAAAGAAACTTTCCCCTGCCAACCTGACGGCCATTTCTTTTTAGCATAAACAGTGTAATGAAATAATGCATTATCTCGTCCACCTTCTTCAATATTATTTGCTGCCATAAGTTCTATGCACGGAGGCCCGTCAGAAAATTCTGACTGGGGCCTCTGTACTTTTACGAGACCAACATCTAGTTGTTTTACATTATTATAGATCTCGTAAAATTCTTGTAAGTTCGCTGCTGTACCATCGTCTTTGAAAGCATATCTTAAACTATCATCACCATTAAAGTATGGTAAGTTTAAAAAGTTCCCTGTGTCATCTTGTGATTTTAATCGGATTTGTTTTGGAAAGACTTCTGATCCGCCGTAGCCTAGTAGTGTTTTTATTTCTGTAAGTTTATCTCTCATTCTTTCTGCGTCTACCGGAGCCTCTGAAAAGAGAAACACATGAGCGCCACCGCTCTTTGACCTACATACCACCAGAGGTAATTTAAAACTTTTTATTTTTTCTATTAATTTTTTGTGATCAAATCCTGCATAGGAATCTATATCTACACATCCCCACACACATTGGTTCTCATCGTTAATTGGAATTATTCCTAAACTTTGTGAACCTTGTAAATGTTTTAACCAAAGTTCATCTGTAACTGGTTCTCTTACTACAAAAGATTGTCCCTTAACTTTTTCGCCGTTGTTGTTAATTGGACCAATCTTTGTACAACCATGGGCTCTTTTTAAGCCTTTAAATATATCTCTAAAATTTCTTATTCTATCTTCAATCATATAATTCTCTTTTTAAATGGGCGGATTCACTCTCGCTCCCCCGCCCATTACCTAGGATTCGTTAATACGGTGTTGAATCTTTGTTTTCAGATCCGTGTTTAATTTCCACCTCACCTTTACCAACTCTTTCAGCAAAGTTTTTGGCTACTTCGTAAACACCTTTATCTTCAACGGGTCCAACTTTAGACACTTCCCATCCAAACCATGTTCCTTTGTCATTTGACATCTGAACAGTCTTTAGATTATAAATGTGGCTATATGTTGGCGGCGTAAACAAACCGTTCTTACCTTGTAGTTTAAGACCCATCATGATTGAATTCCATTTACGACTAATCTTTAATTGAGTAGCCTTCATAGATATCAATGCTGTTTGTGGACTCTTACCTAAAAGAATTACAAAATGATTTGCAGTATTCTCTAGATAATTACCATTAGGTAAACGATCTTTATATGATTTATCTCTAGTAGTTGTTTCAATAATACCACTTTCGGCATTATGAATTGCTACTGGAGCGCCTTTTCCCTCACCTCTATCTTGCCATTCTACGTATTTTCTTTCGTAGTAAACTGGCAAAACATCTATCCCCTTTGCACCATCAAACAATTCGTTTGTGACACTGTTGAGAATCATTCCAGGTTTAGCACCTTGAACGTGTTTCCCATCCCTTTCATTAACTTCAGGAGATAATTGTCCTAAAACTTTCAGAAATGGTAACGCAAGATCATCCTGCGTCATATTCTGAGAGCCAGCATTTGCATCTGCTTCGAATAAATTCGTTGCTAATGCACCTGCATTCGCTTTTTTAGCTATTTCTTGGTTCATGTTTATTGTTTCCTTTTTATTGTTGTTTTATTTCCAACGTAAATGTTGAAAAGTTCCGTTGGCATGTCTTTACCTGCCTCAATACGCTCACGGACTAACGCTTTCAGAGTCATGGGTTCCACCTTCAACTTTTGTTGTGGTTCTAACCCTTGACTCCTCGCAAGGTCTGCATAACTGCTCGCCTTGTTATCTTCGTTACGACCAAATGAAACGGAGATTTCGTTTTTAATGATATCTCCTAGGCCGTTGTTTCGAAGCCAGTTAAACGCCGCTTCTCTATTTGCTATAGTGATGTTGGCGCTGTAATTAGGTTTAACATCTACTGAAGATCCATCCATAAGTTTAAGATGGGATAAACCCATCTCACTCATCATTGTTGGGATAACCTCTCCAGATAAATGTTCAAATTCTTTTTTGGTATTTTTTATATTTTCTTGTTGTAGTTCAAGTCTCTTTTGTAAAGAGTCTAATTTTTGAACTTGATCCGCTAAAGATTGTATATTATCAGTTTTCTTTAACACATCCTCTTGGTCTTTTTCAAAATCAATTGTCATCGATTTCTCCTTTCTCGTATAAGTTAATTTCAATAGGATAATATTGTCTTTCTTGTTTATCCCACTTTAAAAGCTTGTACTTACCATTTGTAATATCAGAAACAATAGAACATGCAACTCCAATGATTGCCGGATCTCCTGTTAATAATAAAAAATCTTTCTTGCTAAAATCTTTTAACCCTTTTCGTAATTTAAAAATTAATGGTCCGGGTGAAAAAATAATTTGAGAAAGTTCTGGTAATAAAAATTTAAACGTACCATAATTAGCTGCACCCATAATATTTATTTTTGGATTACCAGCTTGAGTACCGGGTATTTCCTGTATGACATAAACAATTGGTGCTTTATGTTCTAATGATGCTCCGTTATTTTTTTCTGCTTTCATGTCTTGACATATAGTGCATTTAGGTTTATATGTCAATAGTAAGAAAGAAGAAAAATTATGAAATATAAATTTAAGACAAAGCCATACGCGCATCAATTAACTGCGTTAGAAAAATCATGGAATAGAGAAACGTATGCCTATTTTATGGAAATGGGTACAGGTAAAACGAAAGTATTAATTGATAATGCGGCTATGCTTTATGATAAAGGCAAAATTGATGGTGTTTTAATTGTAGCACCCAAAGGAGTTATTGGAACTTGGTACAATCAAGAACTTCCTAATCACTTACCTAATCATATTGAAAATGTGACCGTATTGTGGCAGCCTAATATAACTAAAAAACAACAAGAAAAATTAGACAATCTTTTTGAACCAGAAGAATTATTGCATATTTTAATTATGAATGTTGAAGCTTTTAGTACAACTAAAGGAAGAGATTTTGCATTTAGATTTTTAGAGTCTCACAATACTTTAATGGTTATTGATGAAAGCACTACAATTAAAACACCAAGTGCTAAAAGAACAAAAAATATAATTAATCTTTCTGACAAAGCTAAATATAGAAGAATTATGACGGGCTCTCCTGTTACTAAAAATCCACTAGATTTATATAGTCAATGTGAATTTTTAAGTTCTTGGTTATTAGATTTTAGTTCATATTATGCATTTAGAAATAGGTACGCAGAAATGAAAACTATTTATGCTCATGGTAGATCTGTTCAGGTAGTGGATAAATTTAGGAATCTTGCAGAATTGTCTGATCAGTTAAAAGGATTTTCTTATAGAGTATTAAAAGAAGATTGTTTAGATTTACCCGATAAAATCTATATGAAAAGAAATATTAAATTAAGTCCAGACCAGAATAAGTTATACCTTCAAATGAAAGAGACTGCCCTTGCTAATTTAAATGGCAAACAAGTAACTACTGTTAATGTTTTAACCCAATTAATGAGACTCCACCAAATCACATGTGGTCATTTTACTGCAGATGATGGTACTACACAATCTATAGCTAATAATAGAATAGATGAATTAATGAATGTATTAGAGG